ATGACCGAACCGAACGACAACGCGACGAGCCACGATGGATTGCTCGTTCCAAGGACGATCCCGAGTACTCCCGACCCGGCGCTCATGACGCTCGTCGAGAGCGCGGTTCGCAGCATCCTGCTGCTGTTGTCCGGACTCGGTGTCTACCACGGGGTCGCGTCAGACAGCCTGGTATTCCTGATCTCCTCCGCCGTGATTGCCATCGGCACGGCGCTGTGGGGGATCTACGCGAAGTATCGGGACAAGAGGGCCGACCATGCCGGTAACGTCCTGTCGGCCAGGTTGCAGAAGCCGGTTCAGCCAGAATGAGCGTCGAGGCTCGCTTCGTCACCGACGTGAGTATCCTGAAAAATCATGGTGAACTATGAAAATTACAGTCATTGTAGAACCAAATAAATCAAGTAACCCGGAAAATTCTAAGGGTGCCCCGCGCAGGGCGTATTTAAAGAGCTTAAATCGTTCGATTCGCACGACTTCGACGCCCGCCGTCCGCGATCCGCTAAAGCGGAGGGTTTAGCGATGTCTTCGAAATTTCATAATACTGTGGTAATCCATCGATTAGGTCGCATGGAGTTTAGCGAATGAAACAATTACGCATGTGGACGATTCTCGGCCTGGCGATCGCCATGTCCAGCACGGCCTCTGCCGAGCAGAGCATGAGTCAGAGCAGCAATCAGCGTCCTGCTCTGACGGTGCAGTATCGCACCCCCGCCGCCGCTGCCGCATCGGCGAGCGCCGCGGGCGGCGCCGTGAGCAGCTACGTGCTCGATCGCATCAGCCAAGGGGAATTTGTCGTCTTCCATTATAATTCTGAGGCTCAACTGCAGCAGGAAATGGCTCGGCTGCGCACCGACCCGAATGTCGCGAATGTTGAGCCGCGTCATACGGTCTCCGCGACGGCCTCCGCGCAGTTCATGCCGAACGACCCACTCATCGGCCAGGAGTGGGACAAGGCGATCCAGCACGCGTTCGCCGCGTGGGACAACGAGACGGGCAAGTCCAATGTGATTATAGTCGTGTCCGACACCGGGTCCGACTGCACCACTCTCCCCGACCTCGCGCCAAACTGCCGCCAGGACCTGAGCCGCAACTTCATCACCGATCCGGTGGAAAATTGGCACGGATACTTCGTCGCGGGCGAGGCGGGGGCAAGGATCAACAACGGTATCGACGTCGCCGGCACCGCCGGCACCGCTAGTATCGCTATGGTCAGATTCTTAGATCGCAACGGCCAGGGCGCGGACTCGGACGGCCTGCTGACGTGGAACTACGCGCTCCAGCTCGCCTCGCAGATGTGCGGCGCCGCGCCTTGCTACAAGGTGATCGTGAACAACTCGTGGGGCTCGAACAGCGCCCCGACCCAGTCGTACATCGACGCCGACGCGGCGCTGTATGCCGCTGGCGTTGGCGTCGTCGCCGCGGCCGGCAACAACGGGACCGACAACTGCAACGCCAGCACGCCGTTCATGCCCGCTACTCTTCCTCACGTCGTGGCGGTCGCGGCCACGGACTCCAGCGACAAGCTGGCGAGCTTCTCCAACTTCGGTACTTGCCCCGAGGCTCAGGGAGGCGTGTTCATCGCCGCTCCGGGCGTGAGTGTCCTTGGCCTGGATCACGATGCTGGCGGGACCGCCACTCGGCTCGCATCGGGCACCTCGATGGCGTCGCCGGAAGTGGCGGGCGCCTGGGCGCTGGCGTGGAGCCAGGACCCCACCCTGTCGATCCAAGCCGTGAAGGATCGCATGGAGACCGGCTCGATCAATCTGGCCTTGCCGGTCTTCACGCACGGCCGCGTGGATCTCCCCGGCATGGTTCACGCCGCGGCGCCCAGCATAAGACTCAGCTCGACGTGGCCGACGACTGAGGTAAACCAGAATTCGGCCATCGCCGGCACCGTCGATCTGCGGGGCTTGGGTGGCTTTGCCGGCCCCGTGAATCTGGATTGCAGCGGCGTTCCCGCTGCCGCGTGCACGATCAATCCGACGTCGATCACGCCGGGACAGGTCGCGAGCGTCACCCTGATGCCGTCGCTCTCCACGCCCGCCCCGCAGACGTACAACGTGGTCCTCCACGCCGCGGCGGCCGCCGACGGCACGATCCAGGACACGACCCAGACGCAAATCAAGGTGTGGCCATACGGCACCAAGGACTTGCAGTACGTCTCCACCGAGACGGCCCACTTGACCGGCGGAGATTTTCCCTGGTGGACTACGCCGCCGCCCGTAGAGACGAGGATAACGGCGTTTGACGGCGGCAAGATCTACAGCGGCCTGTCTGGAGTGGTTCACCTCAGCTTCTTCCCGATTGGCCAACTCTCGGTGTCGCTCATCTCGCCATCTGGCGCCACCTTTCCCATCCCACTGCCGTTCAACGCCAACGGGCACAACGACGTACCATTCAGCACCAACATGTTCGACGGTACGTCTGACCTCGGCACCTGGACCATGCACGTCCAGGTACCCGCGTCGCAATTCCAGGGATCGCTGGACGGCTGGGAAATCGATTTCAAGACCATTCCCACGACGCCGCCTCCCCCGCCCTCGCCGGTTCCGACCGCGATCAACTACACGCCGCCCAACCCGTCGCTGCTGGACAACGCGGCCTCGGGCGCGACGATCGCCGGATTCGTGGTCACGACCAACCCGCCCTCGACGTACTCCGGGGCGAACACGCTGCTCGCCGGCAGCGATGCGCTCTGCGCTGCCCCGGCAAGCGGCAACGGCAACCTCACGCTGTCTCGGGCCCTGGCTGCGGGCGACGTCGGCAGCCACGCCTGCAATCTGCAGGCTACTGAAAACGGAGTGAGTTTCCCGCAATCACTTACCTTCATGGTAACTGCTCCTCCGCCGCCGCCGGTCACCGTCGATTTCCCGGCGATCTCGTTTGATTGGTTGGCCACGAATGCTCCAAGCTGCGCCGCGTCCGGTGCGTGGTCCGGCCCCGAGCCGACGAACGGAACGATGAGATTCACAGAGCCGTTCGCGGGAGCCTACAAGCTGACCTGCGGCCCGGCAACGCGCACCCTGACCATCGGCGTGCAGTAGAACCCCCCTGGAGTTGAGTCATAGACGTGAAGGACGAGCCCGACTACCGCGGTCCCAGGTCCAGCAGGATGGTGCGACGGGCACCCGTTCCCCAGGGACGCCCGTCCAGCTACCGCCCGGAGTACGCCCAGCGCGCGTACAACTACGCGCTCCTCGGGGCCACCGACGAGCAGATGATCGGGTTCTTCGACACCACCATCGCGACGTTCTACTCCTGGAAGAAGCACCATCCAGAATTTCTAAAGGCTCTGAGTGAGGGAAAGCACGACGCCGACGCCAACGTGGCCAGGAGCGTGTACAAGAATGCCCTCGGGTACTCCCACCCCGAGACGAAGGTCTTCGTCTCCGATGGCATCGTGACCCAGGTCCCGGTGATCAAGCACTATCCCCCCAACCAGGCCGCCGGCGCCTACTGGCTGAGCCACCGCCAGCCCGAGATGTGGCGCGAGCGGATCGAGATCACCACTGACCCCAAGCAGTTGACGGATGAGCAGATCGCGGATGAACTTGCGCGTCGCGGGATCGTCATTGACGGCGATTTCCAAGTCGTCGAGGACGGAGCAGGACCGCACGTTGGCCCTGGTCGAGGAGGTGCGCCGGAGGACCAGGGAGACCGACGACTTCTGGGAGTCGTACGACCCGATCTACTACGTCCGAGGCGAGCCGACTGAGGTCGACTGGAAGCACCCCGACTACCCCGCGATCGAGGAGGAGCGCCAGGGCAGGCTGGAGAGGCTGAGGTCGGACTCCCGCCTCCTGCCGTACCTCAGGTACCACTACCGGGACCACCCGGTGGACTTCATCGCCGACTGGGGCGTCACCTTCGACCCCCGCAACCCCGAGGTCGGGCTCCCGGCCAGGATCCCGTTCGTGCCGTTTCCCCGCCAGGTGGACTGGTGCGAGTACGCGCTGCGCAAGTGGCGCAGCCGCGAGCGCGCCCTGTCCGAGAAGAGCAGGGACTGCGGCGTGACGTGGCTCGCCGTCAGCCTGTCGGCCACCCTCTGCCTGTTCCACGAGGGCGTGGTGTGCGGGTTCGGCTCGCGCCTGGAGGAGTACGTCGACAAGATCGGCGATCCCAAGTCCATCTTCGAGAAGGCCCGGATATTCATGAGGGCGCTGCCTCAGGAGTTCCGGGGGACGTGGAGCGAGAGCAGGAACTCCTTCCACATGCGGCTGATGTTCCCGGACACCGGGTCTCTGATGGTCGGCGAGGGCGGCGACAACATCGGGAGGGGGAACAGGACCTCGCTGTACTTCGTGGACGAGGCGGCCCACCTGGAGAGGCCCCTGGTCGCCGAGGCGTCGCTGATCGACACCACCAACTGCCGCCACGACGTCTCGTCCGTCCACGGACTGGGCAATCCGTTCGAGCAGAACCGGCACTCCGGCAAGATCGAGGTCTTCGTCTTCGACTGGCACGACGACCCCCGCAAGAGCGACGCCTGGTACCAGAAGAAGCTGGCCGAGGCTCACAGCCCGGCGATCGTTGCCCAGGAGATCGACCGCGACTACGCGGCCAGCGTCGAGGGCGTGCTCATCCCGGCGTCCTGGGTCGGCGCGGCCCTCGACGCCCACCTCAGGTTCGCCCCCGGTGCCTGCGCCAGCGGCTCCGCCCGCGGCGGCCTCGACGTTGCCGACGAGGGCGTGGATCGCAACGCGTTCGTCGCCGTCAAGGGCGTGCTCATGGAGCACGTCGAGGAGTGGTCGGGGCTGGGCGGGGACATATACGCCACGGTCCAGCGCGCGCTGGCGCTGTGCTCCGAGTGGGAGCTGGGTGATCTGCGCTACGACGCCGACGGCCTCGGGGCGGGGGTCAGGGGAGACGCCAGGGCGATCCAGGAGCAGGAGACGTCCCGCCGCAGGGTGGGCGTCCTCCCGTTCCGCGGCTCGGCCGCGGTGCTGGGACCGGAGCGCCAGGACGTCGCCGGTCGCAAGAACAAGGACATGTTCCTCAACCGGAAGGCCCAGGCGTGGTGGTCGCTGAGGAATCGCTTCCTGGCCACGTACCGTCACGTCGCCGAGGGGATCGCCGCGTCGCCGGGCGACGTCGTGTCGATCAGCTCCTCCATCCCTGCCAGCATGAGGAGCCAGCTGGCGTCCGAGCTGTCCCAGCCGACGTGGGACAGGAACGGGGCCGGGAAGATATTCGTGGACAAGACGCCGGCCGGCAACCGATCCCCGAACCTCGCCGACGCCGTGATGATCGCCTTTGCCGATCCCGAGCCGGGTGCCCTGATCCTGCCCCCGGCCGCGCTCAGGAGAGTCATACAGGGGGGCCGGGCCGCTCCGCTCGCCGCGCCGTCCAGGAATCGCTTCGCCCGCGCCCGGTAAGTTTCGTTGGTTGGATGCGGATCTAACGACGAAGGTGTGGAGACCCAGAACGATGGTGGATCATAAGATCGGCGCGGCGCCAGGTGCGGCTGAGTGGTGGAGGCCGGAGCGGAGCGTCGAGCCCGACGACGCCCGCGAGGTGCGCAACCGCCGCGGCCGGAACGGGAAGCGCCCGTGGAGCCACGAGGAGAACGACTACCTCCGCCTCCACCCGGGCGGCGGGGAGGAGAGGATCGAGGCAGCCCGCCACCTCGGCCGCACGATATCGGCGGTGACCCAACAGCTCAGCTTCCTCGGGATGACCCGGATTAGGTCCAGGCGACTCCTGGACGTGGAGCGATCTGATCCGGCGGCCCGGTCGGCGAGCCCGCTGCGCGTCCCGCACGACCGCGTCGCCCGCCCGGCGTGGTTCTACGCCGAGGGATACGAGGACCGCGAGACCGTCGCCCGGAGGCTCCTCGCCGGGAGGTAGTGCCCGCACCCTGCGCGCGCTCGCAGGGTGCGGTGAGCGGAGGTTCCCGCTACGCTACTAGCGGCAAGGCTCCCTCACCGCGCGTGCGACCTCCGCCGTCGAAAATTGGAAACTGAGGCGATGAAGCTCGAATCCTGGCACAGCAGCGAAGATAAGAGAAAATGGAAAATCGTGCGCACCGATTATTACACCGACGTACCCGGCGACATCATCACCGCCGATGAGGCCACCGGTGAGTGCAGTATCTTTGTCGGCGGCGAGATGAAGACGCGGACCTTCGGGCCTCGTGGGATTAAGATCATTGTGCGGTAGGATACTGGAATGAGTAAGTCCGATCGCCTCCTGCTTTCGATGGTTCTCCTCCTCTCGTGGGCGTCCCGTGCCCACGCCCACGAGCCGGGCGAACCTGATGCGGAGTGGTACAACTCCCTGGGTGGCCACGCGGTCGGGTGCTGCGGGGCCCACCACGACTGCGGCGCGATCGGCGACGCCGACTATCGCGCCAGCCAGCTGCCTGACTACGACTACGAGGTGAGGATCCGAGGCGAGTGGATCCCCGTCCCGCGCGACGCGCTGCTCCAGTACACCCGCAACCCGACTGGTCGGCCCGTGGTCTGCGTCGGGTACCGCTTCGACCACGAGATCAAGGTGCCGTGGGTGCGGTGCTTCGTCCTCCCGTCCGAGGGGTGAGTGAGGTGGCAGACGGCGCAGTCGGGGCGCCGCCACCGTCTAGGCTCGCGTCCTCGGTGATCGTCGTCATCTCGCTGATGCACGTCTATCAGGCAAGTTTGATCCTGTGGGGCCACCGCGCTGGCAACGCGACTGCCCTGAGGGCAGTGATCGAAGTTTTCAGAATCATGCAGCATCCCGACATGGTGGCGTCGGCGATGGTGGCATCGGCAGTCTTGGCAGTCATCGGAACGATGTTTCGGCTAGGCTGGGCGCGAATGTTAATTTTCTTCATTCCTCAGAATATCTTTACCGCGGCGATGGCCGCTGGCGGCTTGGTCGCGACGTACGACGGCGCATACCTCGACGGGACGAGAACTTACCCGGACGGATCGCCCATAGGCTGGGCGCACATAAGCGGCGATCAGGTCGCGTTCTCGGCGCTCTTAGTTCTCCACTTTTTGGCGACTTGGCGACGGTGCCGGGAGCCGTGAGTATTGAGTAATGGAGATCTTATCACCGTCCTGGCGCTGTCGGCGTCGGGACTGCTCATGGGGCTGGCATACGGCACCCTGTTCCTCGCCCGCTGGCGCCCGAGGCTCATGCTGAACGATGTTGTCTTGAGGTTTCTCGATCGCCCCAATGGCGGGGTAGAGGTGGAGATGATCTATGGCCTCTCGGAGTTGTGGTTTGCGATCATTTATACCCTGTCGGCCCAGGTAGTGCTGAACATGACGACGACCGAGGGCCTGTACTGGGAGATCCCCCACTACGTGCTAGCCGTGCCGTGGTGGCTGTCCTCGATGGCTACTCTGTCCGGCCTGGTTCTGTTCTATCTCGGAAATCGGTGGTGCTCGCCCCTGCGCTGGCTGGGCGCACTCGTGTCGGCCTGGATCTGGTCGGTGATGTTCGCGCGTGGTCTCGTGGAGACCGGCGGGGCGCTGGGCACCCTGTCGTTCTACTTCTTCGGGGCCGTGTGGCAGATCAGGATAATGATGTCGGCGTGGAGCAGGTGGTCGATGGCCTGGCACTGGCATGTCGGGGCCTAATGAGGCGCTCACGCTCTCTAATGCCGCCTACGTGGCCTTCGGCGCCGCCTTCGCGGCGCTGTGCTCGTTGGCGGCGAACTGGGCACTCAAGCACGCAGAGTACCGTCGGGGGCGGAGCGACGCCTCCTCGGCCGCCGAGATCCAGGCCGAGTCGGAGGAGCGTCACAACTTCCGCCTCGCTCAGCAGTCCCTGGTTGAGGCGCTGCGCAATCGGATCGCGGACGGAGACAAGGATCGAGTCAATTTGTGGACGATGTTCAACGAGATGCAGACTTCGCTGTCCCAGACGCAGCGCGACTTGAGGTTGGCGAATGACAGGGCCGCCGACTGCGAGCTGCTGCACCAGGCGGACGCGCTGCGGATACGATCCCTGGAGCGCGAGAACGAGACGCTCCACGCGAGGATAGTGGCCCTGGAGCACAAGGTCAATGGCGATGGGTGACCCATGGGACAGGTGATCGACCTGGCCGTGGCCAGGGAGGAGAGGGCACGCGCGGCCCACCTCCGGAATGGCGACCCAGCTGCGGCCCTGCTGCTCGCCTGGGTCTACGCTCCCCTTGCCTTCTGGGTGTCGTTCTTCGCCGGCCCCCGCGAGGTACTCAGATTCCCTCCTCCCGCGTCTCGTCGCGACAGGTGAAGGCCAGCTTTTAGTCCTCCGGCCGGTCGACGTATCCCAGGAAGTTCCCCTCCTCGTCGCACGCGTAGATCGCGGCGAACGACTGGACCGCCCCGCCGATGTTCTTAGGGATGATCTCGATCCCGTAGCAGTGCCCCGGGGGGAACAGGTCTGGGCGCGTCTCGACCGCTCTCTCGGCATCCGCCCTCAGGGCGTATAGCCGTCCGTAGTCCTGAGATAGCTTGATCACGTGGACTTTTCCTTTCATTGGTGCTGATGGTTATCGTGGTCGAATGATCGGCATCGCTTCGCGAATTCCATCCATTGCTCATCCGTGAACTCTGACCGGTGCGGATAATCGCAGGGAAGGGTCGCGGGATCTCGGTACACAGTGTGATAGACGGGATTATAAAACATTTGCGGGGCCGGACATCCGATGCTCAACCATGCGCACAAAAGAGCGGCCATCATTTCCTCCATCAGTTCGATACTCGATAACCTAGTCCCTCTTGCGAAAAACCACGAGCAGCAGCCAGGGGTACTCTTTGACAGCCGGCGTACCTGATCATGTTGGAGTGTGTGATCTTTGTCATTCGACGATCTCCTCCTTATCGACGGAAGCCGTAGAGGATCTGGACCTTGATCCCGAGTTTACCGCCGTCGAGCGCCACTACGTACGCTTCGACGCCGGCTGGGCACAGCCCTAGCTCGTCGGCTATCTCGGCGGCCGTGATGCCCGGCGCATCCTGCAAGGCGCGCACGATTTGTAGCTCGTCAGTGGGGGTCAATAGCGTCTTTGGCATAACTTCCTCCATCAGTCCGATACTCGATAACCTAGTCCCTCTTGCGAAAAACCGCAAGAGGAAAAATGCGCGCAGCTGAGAAATAATTTCGACGATGTCCCGATCCGCCCGCCCGCCCGCTCCTCCTAGGGGGAGTAACGTCGTCCCGATTCCCGAGAGGCAGCGTCCCCGCGGCCTGTGGCGCGCGCTGCGCGACGTGGCCAGGGGGCTGGGCCGGCGCTCCGCGTCCGGCAGTGCCCCGAGCCGTCCCAACCCCTTCACGCCCGCGCAGCCGATTCCCGGCGTCGTCGGGCAGGGCAAGCCGCCCGTCCCCCAGATCGCCCTCGACGCCGCCGAGGCGTGGCGTGGGGCCATGGACGACTACCCAGGGGGGCCCCAGACCGCGACAGCCGCCGAGGGATGGGTGGGGGCGTACGCCAACCAGTACTTCGCCAGCGCCTACGCCGAGGGCCAGCAGTGGCTGGGCTACGCCGTCCTGGTGCTGCTGTCCCAGCGCCCTGAGTACCGGACGATCACCGGGGTCTTCGCGACGGAGATGACCCGCGAGTGGATCGAGTTCAAGAGCAAGAGCGAGGACAAGGACAAGCAGGGCAGGATCGATAAGCTGAACGAGCGACTCGATGATCTCAGGCTGCGCCAGGTGATCTACGACGCCATCGTGAACGATGGCTTCCAGGGACGCGCGCAGATCTACATCGACACCGGTGACGAGGACGACCAGGAGGAACTCAAGACCCCGATCGGCGACGGCGGGAGGGACACCCAGGCCAAGTTTGGGCGCGACGGCCTGGCCCACGACTTCGAGCCGGGGTCCACCCGTCCGGGCGAGGAGCCCGACCGCCGAGGGGGTAAGAAGAAGCGCATCCGACGGCTGGCCGCGATCGAGCCGATGTGGTGCTACCCGGCCCAGTACAACGCCGACGATCCGCTGAGGGTCGATTGGTACCGGCCCGACACCTGGTGGGTCATGGGCAAGGAGGTGCACCGGACGCGCCTCCTGACGTTCTGCTCGAATCCGGTCCCGGACATGCTCAAGCCTGCCTACTCGTTCGGCGGCCTGAGCCGGACCCAGATGAGCAAGCCGTACGTCGACTTCTACCTGCGCGACCGGACGTCGGCGTCGGACCTGCTGAACAACTTCTCCAACGTGGTCCTGGCGACCAACCTCGACGTCCAGACGATGGACGAGGGATCGGAGCTGCTCGCGCGCGTCGCGACCGCCAACGTGCTCCGCGACAACCAGGGCATGTTCCTGATTAACAAGGACACCGAGGACCTCACCAACGTCTCCGCGCCGCTCGGCGGAATCAAGGACCTGGTATCACAGGCCGCGGAGCACATCTGCGCGCCCTGCCGCATCCCCATCGTGAAGTACTTCGGAAACCAGCCGTCCGGTCTGAACGCCGACAGCGAGGGGGTGATTCGGATGTTCTACGACCAGATCCACGCCGAGCAGGAGGGGTGGATCCGGGAGCCGATTACCACGGTCGTCAACATGGTCCAGGTCGAGCTGTGGGGCGAGGTGGACGACGACATCGAGATGGAGTTCCCGCCGCTGTGGCAGCTCGACGAGGCCGGCAAGAGCGCGATCCAGAAGACCAAGGCGGACCAGCGCGCGATCGACATCGAGGCCGGGTCGGTCGACCCCAAGGAGGCGCGGCTATCCATCGCCCGCGACCCGGACTCCCAGTACGCCGGCCTCGACCTCCACGAGCCGCTGCCCAAGCCAGACCCGATGGAGATGATGGGCCCCGAGGGAGAGCAGCCGCCCGGAGAACTGCCCGAGGGTCCCGGCGGTGGGCAGGCCGGTCCCAAGCCAACCCGCCGCGACCTGACCGGCCTGACCAACCAGTCCGCGCGGTTCGGCGGGGCAACCACCGGCGGCTTCGCCGCGCACGACCTAGCCGTCGACGCCGTCCGCGAGGCCCACGCCGCGCTGGCCCTGGCGATGGACGCGCTGTCCGCCATCGCCGAGGAGGGTGGGGACGACGAGCGCTCTTTTGACCTGGCCGAGGACGTCAAGTGGGAGGAGTACCTCCACCCGAGGTCCGAGGCCGGCAAGTTCGCCCCGAAGGGCAGCGCGGCCAGGGGCCACCACGAGCTGCTCAAGTCCCACGGCTTCGTCGAGCACCCCGACTCGCCCCACGCGATCTACACGCACCCCAGCGGTCACTCGGTGGCGTTCTCGTCCAAGAACATGGCCAAGGGAATCTCCTATCACTCCGCCGTGTATAAGGACGACAAGTTCCTCCACGAGGTCTCAAACAAGCGGGAGCACCTCGCCGAGGCGCTGGGCCGGTTGGCCCTGAGAGCTAAGACCTACGGAGCCCGGATCAAGGAGGCGAGGGAGCGAGTCGCCATGTTCCTCGGTACTCGCGAGCGCGGCTTCCACCAGCAGCTGTCCGAGACGGACGTGAGGAAGGTGGCGGACGTGATCGCCCCGGCCATGGGGTTCGAGTCGAGGGACGTCGGCGTGCGCCCCAGTATGGGAAAAAAGTTCACGCTGGACGGGCGCGAGTACGACTACGCCGGAGTGGCGTACCTCGACCGCGGGACAATCGAGGTGTTCTCGGACCACCTCTCTTCTCAATCGGTCGGCGGGGTCCTGGCCCACGAGGTGATGCACCAGAAGTGGCAAGCCGTTCGCAACGGCTACAAGCGGGATAGGGCGAATCTAATGGAGGCGCAGCGTCGCGATCCGGACCTAGGGTTCTTCCGGGTAGACGGAACGCTTCGCGAGGGAGTGGCGGAGAAGTACCCGTTCTACGCCGCGATCAACGAGCACCTCGTCCTGAGTGGCCTCGGTAACCTGCGGGAGGACGACGGCATCACCGACTACAGTCGCCAGTGGTGGGGGGCGGAGGAAAAGGGATCCGCCACTGCGGACCAGGCCATCCACGAGACGCTGGCTGAGATGGCCAGCCTCGACTGGGAGGGATCCCTGGACCGCCTCCTGTGGTATAAGGAGTCCAAGCACTGGGGACCGCTATATCGGGCGGTCAACGACCTCTACGGGAGAGTGAAGCAATGATCGAACGCCAGGAGGTGGGCGGACGCCCGGCGGTGGTGGCCTACCTCACCGCAAAATTTGAGCCGACTGACAAGGACGCGGCCCAGATCGTCAAGGTCGTGTTCGACGACGGCGAGATCCGGTTCCTGGTGCCCAGCTCCGGGCGCCCGGGCGCCGGGGGAGAGGAGGAGGACGAGGAGTGACGGTCGAGTGTCCCAATAGTCTGGCCTGGCACAAGCAGTGCCTGGTCAACATGCGCCTCTCGCTCGCCGCCAGGCAGAGGGAGTTCGCGGCGGGGATAGCCGCGCTGACCGACCTGCGCACGCGGGTGGCGTTCTACGCCATCCAGATCGACGAGGCGGAGCGCATCGGGCGCTCGGGGTTCGACCCGGACCGCTTCATGGTGACCTCCAAGAGGAAGACGGCGAATGGCCCGCAAGAGGATAGTGGGACGCGCGGCCAAGACCTCCGCTGAGCGGAGCGAGGCCGCGATCAGGCGCATGGCGGCCAAGACTCCCGCCGAGCGCTCCGCCGCGATGCGACGGGGCTGGGAGACTCGGCGCAGGAACCAGGCCGTTTAGATCTGGGGGTCTACAAGAGGTAACTCGTCGGCGGCTTATCTCCGGTACCGACGTCCGTCGGGGGAGGCGCGTTGACGTCTCCGCCGTGCGTAGATTTACCGGCCTCCGCTGATATACTCATTCTAAAGATCTCCGTCGAGGGTCGTGATTCGCTCATGAGATTATTATATCGGGCAGCATTGATTCTTGTGGTACTCTCGCTGTGGGGTAGTGACGCCATCGCCCAGTGCTCGGTCCAGAACAGCTCACCTAACTTCACGATCGGGGGCAATGCCTTTGGCGCGTCGGCGGCGCAGTTCAAGGCGTACTTCGCCGCGAAGGCAGACGCCAACAACGGGTCCCTGTGTGGCGTCACCATCCAGAATCTGCCGCCGCCGATCAACGCCGGCGACGCCGCGACCAAGCAGTACGTCGACAACGTCTCGACGCCGATCGTGCTGCACGCCCCGGTGTCGCTCGCGACGAACGGGTCGGCTCAGTTCACCGGGTCGATATCTGGGACGACGCTGACCGTCGGCGCGGTTACCTCCGGCGCCGTCGGACCGGGGCAGACCCTGAGCGGTACTGGTGTTACCACCGGTACCACGGTCGTCTCGGGCTCCGGCACGAGCTGGGTCGTCTCGACATCTCAGACCGTCGCCTCGACCGCGATGTCCTCAGTAGACGCGCTGCCCGCCAACACATACAACAACGGCACGGCCGGGGTCGGGGCCACGCTGACCGGCCAGGCCAACGGAGTCCTCTCGGTCGACGGCACGGCCGTGACTACCGGCATGCGGATCGGTGTGAAGGATGAGGCCAGCCCGGCCAACAACGGGATATACTTGGTGACCAGTCCCGGCGTGACTGGTGTCTCCGCCTACGTGCTGACCCGCGCGGCCGACTTCAACTCGTCACTCAACATCACGCCGAACAGCTACTTCCTGACGATCGGTGGGCAGATCAACGCGTCGGATGGCTTCCTGATGACGACCCGGGGGATCATCACGCCCGGGGTGTCGCCGATTACTTTCGTCCAGTTCACGCAGGCGACGCCCGGTCTGGGCTACACGCCGCTCAACCCGGCCAACAATCTGTCGGACGTGGCGAGTACGGCCGCGGCACTTAATAACCTTACCCCAACGCCCGGCAACGTTGCGTACGGAGCCGTGTCGGGCGGCGTCGTGGACGCCTCGGTCGCCCTGCAGGCGTGCCTCAACAATTCGGCCGGCTATTGCGTGATGCCTGCCGGCCTCTATCGAAGTTCCGCCACGCTCACCGTTCCGGACGGCATGAACTGGCTTTGTCAGTCGTCGCAGCCAGGATCGCCGCCCCCAACGGGGGGCTGCTCGGTCATCTTCGACCTGGGCGTGTCGCCCGAGGTGACGGTTGGCAACAACGACAACAAGCCGAACGTGATCAAGGGGATCACGTTCACGCGCGCGGCCGGCACGGTGCCGTCGACCTCGCAGTGCGTCTTGTTCAACGGCGGGGCCAACGTCACGGCCGAGGACGTTCAGTGCTACCGCTCGGCCCAGGGATTCGTGCTACAGAACAGCGGCGGCGTGACGGGTATCGGTTTTCACGGGAACCGGCTCTATACGTGCGGCATCACGGACGCGGATGTGATCAACTCGGGCTGGCCCGCCGCCTACTTCACGCAAAGTACGCTCGGCTGTGCCGGGTCGGCCGATGTTGCGCACAATGCCTTCGTCCGCATCACGGGGAACTGGGACGCGACCGTAGGGACGATCCACTTCGACGACTCGCACTTCAATCTGGGCACCAATACTGTCAAGTGCGCGGTGGCCTTCCAGTCCTTCACGGGTACGACTAATGTCGTCCAGGACATCGAGTTCACGGCGGGCCACATCGAGACGGACCAGAATGCCTTCTGCACCGACAGTACCGTCAAGGGCATCACGAACCTTCAGATCCACGGAGTGTGGGTCGGCGGCGGATGGGGAGGTAACAATCACTTCTTTGCTGACCTCTCGAATAGCCTCGCCGCCGGGATCAACGCCGCGACGACGATCAACACCTGGAACATCAATGGACTGAGCTTGACGTCGTGGGCCGATCTCACGCTCGCGCCCACGGCCCAGATGAACGACCTAAAGATCACCGGATCGAGCCTCATCATCCCGATCAGCCTGACGGGCGTCGGCAGCTCGAATGCGGTCTTGCAGGGCAATACCTACAACGGCATCACGGTTGCGGGGCACTGGAACGCGGCGCTGTTCAGCGGCGCCAATTCCGGGGGCGCCATTACCAATTCGACGACCTCCGGCAGCAGCGTGGAATTCGACATACCCGGCGTAAATCAGAATTCTCAGACCAATTGCAGCACCGGCTTCGGCCTCCAGTTCGGCGGCGCAACCACCGGTATTACCTATTCGACGCCGCCCGTCTGCCAATATCAGCTTCACGGAAACCTAGTCACCGTGGGTTACAACATTGCGCTCTCGTCCGTGGGCTCGGCCACGGGATTTGCAACTCTTGTGGGGCTTCCCTTCACGTCGTCCGGGGCGAATGGCCTGGGAATGTTCGGCGCGCTCGCCCAAAATATGCAGAGCCTCGGGACCGGCAACCCTCAGGTAATGGCGGCCGTCAATGCCGGAGCGAAGATAGTCAGCCTCTACAACGGTTCGGCGGCGGGAAACGCGCAGATCAGCAATTCCAACTTCACGAGCACGTCGAACATCTCGGGCCAGGTCACCTATCTGGTCGGTCTAACTCCCTGACGCTCTCCCCCGACCCATTCCTCCGCCCCTACCTCGGGGCACCCTACGTCCCGGCGCAGGACGCGCTGCCGAGGCCGCCACGCAGGCTGACCGACGGTCGCCTGGTGGGCCGGGCGGTGAGGCCCTCCGCAGCCGTGGAGGCGTCCTACGACGCCCGCCTGCGCCGCCTCGTCGACGAGATGCACGCCTCCGTGCTGTACTGGGTCCGCGCCGCGTACCGGCGCGAGGGGGACCGGATCGAGGCCCTGTCCGGTCTGGCCAGCGACGCGCGCCCGGGCACAGCCTTGATCAAGGTTATCCGAGGTCTTCGCCGCCGTTGGCTGGCCCGCTTCGACGAGGCGTCTCAGGACCTGGCGCGATACTTTGCGAAGGCCGTGTGGCAGAGAAGCGACGCGGAGCTGAGGAAGATCCTGAGGCGCGGTAGCATATCGGTCGAGTTCAAGGTTAGCCGCGAGGTTCGCGACGCCCTGTCTGCCATAGTCCACGAGAACGTCTCACTCATTAAGAGCATTCCTGAGCAATATCTAGCCCAGGTCGAGGCGTCGGTAATGCGGAGCGTCTCCTCCGGTCGCGACCTGGCTACCCTGACCGACGACCTGATCTACCAGCACGGCGTGACCCGCCGGCGCGCGGAGCTCATCGCAATACAGCAGAACAACAGCGCAACCGGAGCCATCCAGCGCCTCCAGTACCTCGACGCGGGGATCGAGCGGGCGATCTGGAGACACTCCCACGCCGGGAAGTACAAGCGCCCCACGCACGTGGCCAACGACGGGAAGGAGTACGACGTCCGGCAGGGCTGGTGGGACCCGCACGAGCGGCGGTATATTAGGACCGGCGAGCTGATCCACTGCAGGTGCTTCAGCCAGCCCATACTGCCACGCTGAGAGGAGAACTCATGAGAAGGATGACCATAGCCGCGCCGATGCTCGGGATCGTCGCCGCGCTGGGCGGGATTGCCACGGGCGTGCACCATCTGTATGCTCAGCCTATCTCACTACCGGCGATTCCTATCTCACTACCGGCGATTCCTCTGCCTGACGCTTCGATCCCTATCTACAGCGGTCAGGACTCCTGGGTATTGTCTGGTAGTTCTAGCGGTCATGGTCAGGGATGGGTACTGTTGTCGCCCCCTGGAGGATCCAGTCCGCACCACAACGCGATGTTCCACCAGGTCGTCGACCGCTACTACGACGCGGTCGGCAACGAGGTCGATGTGACCAGCTCCACCCACGTGGTGGGCTACGACTGCCACTCCGGGATGCACAGGCGGGACGACCTCGTCGCCCAGGACGACGGCGGGGGAGGCAGGCCGCAGTTCGTCGCGCTCCTCATGGGTAGCGAGCCGACGACCGGGCAGCCTCCCCTGACGCCGGAGGGGCGCGTCAAGGTGGTTCTCGCGATGAGTCATCACGATGATGCCCACGATCGCCCGGTCGGCGATGCGACGGTCGAGCTTGCCCAGGCAGTGCATTGAGTACGGGGTTTAATCCAAGGAAAGGGATTTAATCATGGAGCGAAAGAAGGCCGGCGTGGATGATACCAAGGAGCAACCCGCCCAGGCCGATGAGACCCAGTACGCCACCGACGTGGAGCGGCGGGTCGATGCCCCCGAGGACCTGATCGCCGAGCGCGCCGCGCGGGAGCGGGTCTCCGTGGAGCAGGCGCGGACCGGGGATGCCCGGCAGCAGCGCAGTGCGCCGCGGACGGTGACGGCGACCATAGTGCCGGGCATGGATTTTCGGCACCAGGAGATCACCGAGGGCGTGGCGGACCAACCCGAGGAGAGGTACCCGGTGGGCGAGGAGAGGTACCCAGCCGACGACGCCCTGCGACACCACCTGGGGATGGCATTCGACTTCCCGCCCCACCTGCGCGACGCACTCCTCTCGTGGGTCGATAGCGTGGAGGAGCGCCTGAGCGGCGTTCCCGCGCCCCTCGCGGATCGGGTGGATGCCGTCGAGGCGCGGCTCGCGGACCTCCACGAGGCCCTCCTGACGCGAGGTCCGAAGTCCGTCCAGGCCGCCGTCGCCGACGTCGGTGCTCCCGAGCAGGACGGCGGCAAATAGCGCTTGCAATTTATCTGATTTGCTGTTTATAGCTTAGCTGAACGGCTCCCGGAGCCACGCCCACGGCGCGGCCTTGCGGTAGCTCAACTCAATGTTTAGATTCGAGATGCCCCTGACCAAGTTGCCAGACGGTAGCTACATCGACCCCGAGCACAACCCCGTCGGCTCCATCTTCAAGCGCGCTCCCAGCCCCGAGCTGAATATTACTGGCTGGGCGATCGTAGTGCTGAGCAAGATGTGCCAGTACGTGTTCCCGTGCGCGGACGAGGCAGAGGCCGATGCCAAGATCGACGCCGTCGCAGCCATGCTGGGGTACTGCCCAGGTCCGAGCGCACTAGACGGCGCGTTGGGCGCGTCCATGGGCAAGGTGAACTAATCCCCAGGTGGTCCAGTTCGACATCGCCGGGGCCCATCCAGATTACCGGCGATCGATCCCGGACATCTTGACTCCCCTGACCGAGCAGTACCCCGGCGCCGTCCTCAAGTCTGTGGTCCTGTTCCGACCCGCGCCTGGCGATACCTCGATCGGCGGCACCACTGACGGCGTCATCCGACTGAACTCTTACTGGTTTACTAGGGGGCCGTCCCTCCTCCGCCGCGCCGCCGCGAACCGGCACGCGGTGGAGGTCGGGGGTGTTCGGATGGGCTGGCACGGCCCGATGGTCGACGAGCCCGCCCACGTCCTGACCCACGAGTTCGGTCACGTCTCCTGGGATGCCTTGCCCCGCCGCGAGGTCGAGAAGTGGACGCGCGAGCGCTTCCGCGCCGCGACGCGGGATCCCCGCCGTGCGCCAAGCGGATACGCCCTGGTCGGAAATCCCCCGCTGCTGGAGTTCTGGGCCGAGGAGTTCACGCTGGTCCACATGGGGCTCGCGACGGACGAGGAGGCCGCGGACATGCGAGACGTACTTAGAGGATTGCAGTGAGAACCACGCTCGCCGTATTACTCGCCCTGTCGACCGTTGCGCTGGCCTCCGGGTCGGTCAGAGCCATACCCATGCGCTCATTCGTCGTCGATACCGAGTATCGCGCGCATCAGGAAGAGATGGAACGCCACCGCTGGTACCGGGAACGGGAACACCGCCACTTCGAGCACCGCGAGCGGCACGAGCACCCCGCGTATCGATAAAAGATGCCCTGTCCACCGATCACGATTACCGGGGTTACCCCGGAGGAGTGGGACCACCTCGTCGCCGCCGCCGCGCAGCACGGCATCCTGGTCCCCGGCGACTCCGGCCTCTACGACTCTAACGGCTTCCGCGTCGGCTGGTACTACGCGAGAACCACCGAAACGATCGTGGTCTCGCCGATGGACGTGCCGATCTCCTGCGGACTGTTCGAGAGCCTGCTCCGACACGCCTACGCCACGATCTGACATCAGAGATGTCCGGTCTCCCACCGACGACGACGATTCAGACTGTCTTCGGTCAGGTCGATGACATCGCGGCGCGTCTCCGGGTCCTCGCGGCCCAGGCACCCACCTACGCGCAGTTCAACGTTACCCTGCGCGGCCTGTCGAACCAACTCACGGCGCTGTCTGAGCAGTTCGCCTCGTTCCAGGAGCAGTTCGCCGCCGTCCTGCTGCTGCTCCAGGCGATCATCGAACTCGCGCCCACGTTCGGGACGCTCCTGAACCAGCAGGAGATCCTCCGGCAACTGGGACGCATCGAGCGCATGCTCGGGGGCATCCCGGGAACCCCGACGCAGATCGGGGTTGACCTCAAGAACGTCGCGACGGCGCCCCAGAAGCCGGCATAGATCGGTGCGAGGACCGACGAGGTCGCAACGAAACCTCAGAATACCCCAGTGAGACGCGGACCCTGAACCCCTAAGAGGAGATCACTCGACATGGCTACCCTGCCCGTACTGCCAAACGGCCACTTCGGCCTCCAGAACGACATGGTGTATTACTTCCCCCTCCAAGACGAGGACGTCAACAACAACATCGTCCCGGCCCCGACCGGCGATGTGGTGACTGCGGCCGCTACCGGGCCGCACGCCTCGGCCCTGTCGTTCTCCGTCGGCTCGATGCCCGTCGGCGCACCAGTCCAGGGCCCGGCGGTGATCGCAACCCCGATGGTCATGGTATCCGACGCCTCTAACGGCGGCGGCGGCATCGGCCTGACCCTGACTGATACCTCCAACCTCGCCGAGAACTCGACGACGTCCGCCGCGCTGTTCGACATCACCGTCCCTCCGCCCGGCCCGGCGACCCAGGAGGGCGTGGACTTCCCAGGCGTGTTCATGGCGACCCAGCCGACCCCGCCGAACCCGGGGCCGTAAGGGCCACTCAGCGCGCCAAACGCGATCCTAGCTCGGTGGGGAGGCGATCGCCTGCGATACTAGCGCATCGCAGCCTCACCGGGTCCCACGGGCTTCCTAAGCGGTTCCAGGACGTAACGCGGCATGCTCGGCACGATCCTCATCATCATATTGATCGTACTCCTGCTCGGGTCGTTCCCGACCTGGCAGCACAGCGCCGGCTGGGGGTACTATCCGACGGGCGGACTCGGACTCGTCCTGATCATTGTCATCGTCCTCCTGCTGCTCGGGCGGATCTAAAACCGCCCTTCCGAGGAAGTCCGCAGTAGAGGGGCTGATTGGGTAAACTGCGGCACCTGCACGCAGCCCCTCAACTTTTGCAAGCGAAGAAGATGTGTCGAGAGACTCGCTCACGCCGATTTGCTTCGACTGCGCCCGCCTCCGCGGCGTCGCGCCGGACGTGGGCTGGGCGTGCGATGCGTTTCCTGCTGGCATACCGGTCCAGATCCTGGCGTCGTCCCGCGACCACCGCGAGCCGTACCCGGGCGACGGGGGGCTGACGTTCGTGCCGAAGAGGCTGACCATCACCGAGGACGACCGCCTGGCTCTGGATCCTCCCGTGTCCGAGGCCCAGCGCCGCGCCATGTGGGCGGAGGCAGGCGGGCACGGCACGTCGGGCATCCCGAAGTCGGTGGCCCAGGAGTTCACCGAGGCCGACCCCGGCGGCAAGCTGCCCGAGCGGGTGGGCAAGGATCTTGCCCCCGGCAAGTGGAAGATCCTCAAGCGCCTGTTCGGCGAGTGGCTGGACGAGGAGGAGGCGGAGCCGGAGCACCGGGAGGGCGAGGGCGGACGCGATTCCTCGTGGGACCGCAAGGGCCGCGCCGCCAGCGTGGCCTTCACGACCAGGGACGGCAAGGTCCTGCTCCTGAGGCGCGCCAAGGACGAGGAGAACTGGCCCGACGCCTGGTCGTTCCCGGGCGGGCAGGCCGACGGCGAGGAGGACTTCGAGGCGTGCGCCAGGCGCGAGGCGCGCGAGGAGTGCGGCGACGTCGCCCTCGACGGGATCAGGGAGCTGGAGCGCATCCGCACCCCGAACGACTACGAGCACGCCACCTACGTCGTGCCGGTCAAGGATGAGTTCGAGCCGAATCTTAGTAAGGAGCACAGCGACTTTGCCTGGGTGCCCGTCACCGAGCTGCCGGAGCGCACTCATCCCGGCGTGCGCGCCGCGATCGACAAGGTGATCGGGGCCCGCCCGATGCGCCGGAGCGCCCTCGACGGCTGGGAATTGATGGGTACGGACGAGTGGGGTCCCGAGGCCCGCGCGGCCGCAGCCAAGTCCCGGGGCCAGGGGGGATCGACCCCTCACCTCCACATGACGGCTACTCACGAGAAGGGTGCCGCTCACGGCAGGTTCGCCACCGCGGCGTCTAACCACGGCGAGGTCGAGAAGCACCTCGGCGCCGTCCACCAGCACGCCAAGTCGACCGGCGGGAACTACAACGTCTCCATCGAGAACAAGCACACCGGTGAGGTCCACGGGGCCAAGGTGGCCCCCCACGGTGTCTACAAGCGATCGTACACAGCAGGTAGCTTCGACGAGTCCGAGGAGGCGAAGAAGCGCGCCGAGGGCAAGCTGAGCGAGAGGACCCGCGAGGAGATCGGCACCGTCGGCTCCGAGCACCGCGAGGACATGCCGGACAGCGACTTCCTCCTGCCAAGCGAGAAGAAGTACCCGGTCAAGAAGGATGGCAAGTACGACCGCGGCCTGCTCCTGGCCGCCGCCCGCGAGGCGCGGATGCACGGCCACGAGGACCTGGCCAAGCGTGCCGACGAGATCCGGGCGCGCGAGTTCGGCTCGACCGAGGATTCTGCCCTGGCGATGGACTGGCGAGGTGCGGCGATCCTCAGCCACTCGCTGCCATGCGAGTTGGGGTTCTACGACCCGAACGGCCCAGTCCCTCCGGTCTTCGACTTCGCCTATGACCGCGAGTCGGCTCGCCGGTACGACGAGGACGGGCACCTCCACGTCAAGGACGTGAAGGTAGCCAAGGCATCGGTTAACGAGTACCTCGGCAAGGAGATCCCGGGCTACGAGAAGCTTGGGCTCGACCCGAAGAGGAAGTATCGTCTCTATCGCGACCCGGATGAGCTGGAGCGCGCCGTCGGGTCGATCAAGGGCAAGCCGATCCTCAACGACCACGCGCCGATCAACGCCGACACCCACGATCCCAAGATGGTCGTTGGCTCGGTGGGGACGGACGCTCGATGGGACGAGCCATTCATAAGATCTACCCTGTCGTTCTGGCCCTCCAAGGCCAGCCGGGAGATCGAGAGCGACACGCGCCGGGCGTTGTCTCCCGCCTACCGCTACAAGCCGGACATGATGCCGGGCAAGACGCCGGACGGAGAGCCGTACGACGGCGTGATGCGCGACATAAGTTTTTCGCACCTGGCCCAGATACCCGAGGGACGGCAGGGGCCGGACGTGGTGGTGTCTGACGCCGCTTTGGACGACGAGGAGGAGGAGAGTATCATGGGAGTACAGTTGTCGCCGAAGGCCGCCCTGGGCCTGGGGCAGTTCCTGGGGCACTTCGCTCCCAAGATGAAGCAGAACGGGATGGCGATAGAGCAGAGCTTCGACGCGGGCGAGGACGCCTGGTCACCTGAGGCCAGGGCCGCGGCAGCTGCGGCGAGAAAGACTAAGAGTTCAGGTGCCGAGTCCGAGCGTCAGCACGAGTTGTCTACACTACGTCGCCTCCATGCGAAGCACGGTACGCCAATGTCGGGCGGGCCTCCTCCCGACCTCAGTACTGAGCACGGGCGAGAGATAGCTGAGTTACACCGGCTGCACGCGAAGCACGGCACGCCGGTGCCGCACGCGGCTGGTGCGAAGGACGCCGCCTCGATCTCGTCCGTCCTCAGCCCGATATGGGCCGGGATCACCAGCCGGAACTTCGACTCGCAGCGCCCCGCGCTAGACGCCGCCCTGCGCGCTGCGCTCAAGGGCAAGCTGGCGAACGACGCCGACATCGGCGAGGTGACGCAGCTCCTGGAGGCCATCAGTGGAGTGGAGGCGGGAGCCGACACGACCACCGAGGCCAACTCCGGGCTCCCCCCGTATATGCGCGAGGAGACCGAGGACGAGGACGACGAGACCGAGGAGGAGAAGCGCGAGGACGAGGAGTACGACAAGCGCGCCCGCGACGCCAGACACCGCCTGGGTCGCGACGAGACCGAGGAGGAGCGCGAGGAGCGCGAGGAGGAGGAGGAGGAGGAGGCCGAGGACCGCGAGGTAGCCGAGGAGGAGGATCCGCCCCACGGGCGCGAGCCTCACTCATTCGACCGCGCTAAGCGCGCCTCCGACGCGCGCAAGCGCCTGGGCCGCGACGAGACCGAGGAGGAGCGCGAGGAGCGGGAGAAGCGCGAGGAGGGTGAGGACCGCCGCAAGGCCGACGACCGCGCGCGAGACCGGCGCCGCTTGGGACGGGACTATCGCCACGCCCGCGACGCCCACCGCCACGCCCGCGACGCCCACAGGAAGGCTGCGAACGACTGGAGGCACGCCAAGGACGCCCACTCGGCCGCGATGGACGGTCGCAAGGCGGACGACGCCGCCAGGCACGCCCGCGACATGGCCAAGGCCGACGAGGACTGCCGCGACGCGCGCGACAGGATGGTCAGGGCCCGCGACGCCAGGCACCGCGCCCGCGACGCCAGGCGCTCGTGGGACAAGAGGCACGGGCGGGACGCCCGCAGAACTAGGGATGATAGCATGACCAGGGCAGCGATGGACGCGGCGATCAACGAGCGGGTGCGCAAGGAGGTCGCCGACGCGGTGGCCGCGAGCGACCGCCGGCACCAGGAGATCACCGAGGCGTTAGAGCACGTGCGCTCCAGGGGAGCCGGTCGGATCGCGATGGACGGGTCGGTCCGCACCGCGGCCGACGTCTACGACCGAGCGCTGACAGTCCTCCGCATCGACCACGACGGCATCCGCGACGCGAGGGCGCTCCGGCGCCTGTTCGAGGTCGCCCAGCGACCCGGCGCCGGGGAGCAGCGTTCCGGGGGCTTCGCCCTCGACGCGCACCCGGTGGACGCGACCGCGGAGTTCGCCGAGTGGTTCCCGGGCGCTGCGCGCATCGAGCGGACGTGAGTCCGCTCCCGCCCCCGATCGATATCCGAATCTGAGAGGAAGTGAGGTAGAGTCATGCCCCGTGGAGTTCAGAACCAGGTCGGGGGGCTCCCCGCCCCGGCAGTCTCCGGCGACTTCGCGAGCGCCAACTGGAACAGGTACTCGGTGCTCAGCGGCCCCGGCGGCCTGGTCGCGGGGTCCCTCGGAGTCTTCGTGGGTCAGTTCGCCTGGCTCAGCCAGCAGTTCTTGGACCCGGACAACGCGGCCCAGATCGTCAACTCATTCGGCAACGGCGTACCAGACGGGTTCGTGGCTAGGCCAACTAACCCGGCGATCATCACCACATACCTGGCCGACGCGACGATGCTGGTCAACGCGGGCCAGCCGCTCACGCTCGCCTCGGGCGGGGACTACTGGTGCGTGAATAACGGCACCACCCAGGCCCTCGTGGGCCAGAAGGCGTACGCCAACCTGAACAACGGCCAGGTGTCGTTCGCCGCCACGGGCAGCCCTCCTGGCTCGCTCAGTCTGACGACCTCGACGATCGCCGCGGCCACCGCGTTCGCCGGCACCGGGTCGATCTCGGGCAACGTGCTGACGATCACGGCGCAGTCCGCCGGCGCGCTCGTCCCGGGCTCGATCATCACCGGCACCGGCGTCGCGACCGGTTCCCAGGTCGTCGCCCAGCTCACGTCCACCGCCGCGGCGGGGGCGCTGGGTACGACCGGTACCTACGCGCTCAGCATAGGCGAGCAGACCGTCGCGTCGGAGGCCATCGCCGGTACCTACGGCGTCCTGACCGTGGGCGGCGGCGGCCCGGCCGTGCCCGGAGGGGTGCTCTCGGGCACCGGCGTCACGACCGGGACGGTCGTGTGGGGGCAGCTCTCCGCCACCACCTGGGTCGTGTCCCCGTCCCAGACGACGGCGAGCACCACGATTGCCGAGACGACTACGGTCGAGACCAAGTGGTTCGCCAGGTCCAGCGGGGCAGCCGGCGAGCTGGTCAAGATCAGCGAGATCACCCAGTAGCATGACGGCGGGGCCACACTTCTCGCGGGTCTACAACCCGACGGTCGACGACTTCGACGCGATCGTCGCGTCGGCCCACCAGCACGACCTGGTCGGCGTGATCTACTTCTCGGCGACCGCGATTCGCCTAGACTTCGCCCCGAGGGCGCCGGTGCCGCTCGCGACCGTGGGCCCCAAGGCGACCCTGCCGCCGTACATAAAACCGCCCACGAGGCGGTAGGGCCGCCTAGCGGCGAAGTCTCGCGATGGCCGATCGGAACCGGGATTGATCCCGCGCAGGCATCTTAGAGATCATCACCTCCTCGGCGCGGAAGAGTATTCTCAGCCACAGATCGCCGTTGTTCTCACCGGGCAGCCTGGTCAGGCCGTTCTTGGCTGCCTGGTCGTCCAGCATCTTGACTATCCGCGGATTGTCGTCCCCGTAACTCATCTCGTCGTCCTCCTCGTTCCTCTAATCGCCTCTCCGAAGATACCACCCATCCGGCCAGGAACCGGACCGTCAACCGAAGGAGTTTTCTCACATGACCCCACAAGAAGCCCGCGCCAAGTTCCTGGCCATGCGCCCCATCCTGGTCGAGAAGGGGATCGCCTGGGAGCCCGGGTGCGAGCCCTACGGATTCGTGTCCAGCGACCCGAGGAGGGGCTGCGACCCTGGGATGGCGTTAGACGCCCTCCCGACGCTGGTCACCGACCCCAACGCGGGCATCCCGACGATGTTCACGACGTGGGTCGACCCGGATATCTACCAGGTTGTGTTCGCGCCGCTCCGCGCAGTGGACATCCTCGGTCCCGAGCGCCGGACCGGAGACTGGACCGAGCAGACCGCGATGTTCCCGGTCGAGGAGGTCGTGGGCGAGACGACGGCGTACGGGGACTACAACAACTCCGGCGAGAACAGCGCGAACGTCAACTTCCCCCAGAGGCAGGCGTTCCTGTTCCAGTCGATCATCGAGTACGGCGACCTGGAGACGGCCCGCTACGCCCGCGCCAGGATCAACTGGGTCACGGCGAAGCAGCGCAGCCGCGTCCGGTCGCTCAACACGTTCCACAACTTCTCGTACTTCTACGGCATCGCGGGCCTGCAGAACTACGGGTTCATCAACGACCCGAACCTGACGGCCAGCATATCTCCGGCCGTCAAGGCGTACGGCGGGACCACGTGGCTGGTCGGGACGCAGGTCAAGGCAACGGCCAACGAGATCTTCAACGACCTCCAGGCCCTCTTCATCCAGGGAGTCATCCAGAACGCCGGCCTGGTCGACCGCCAGAGCGAGATGATCTTTGCCATGGACCCCCAGCACGAGGCGGCGCTGACCGCGACCAACTCGTTCGGTGTCAACGTGTCGAAGCTGATGAAGGACAACTTCCCGAACGCGAAGGTCGTCTCGGCCGTTCAGTACGGACCAATCGCCTCCACGAACCCCCAGGGCCAGGGCTCCGGCCTGTCGCTGATGCAGCTCATCTTCCCGGACGTGGACGGGCAGCGCACCGGGTTCCCGGCGTTCAATGAGAAGCTTCGCGCCCATCGCGTAGTCTACGAGATGAGCGCCGCTCGCCAGAAGATGACCTCTGGCACGTTCGGTTCCGTCATCCGCTACGCCGCCGGCATTGCCTCGATGGCCGGAATTTGAGAGAGAGAGGAGAAGTACGAGCGTGACCGACGTCTCAGCTGCGGCATCGCCGCCCAAGCGGCGCACCCCGCCCGCCACCGGCACCGACACGGTGACCGTGGCGTGCAACCTCCCGAATGGGCTCATCCTCCAGGTGTACGACGTGGAGGTGGTGACCAACTACCTGCCCAACGGGCGGGAGATCAAGGAGAACGTGGCGACGCTCAATCTCGCCATCGGCCAGCACGTGCTGAACGGGCAGAAGCTCGACCACGCCGCCCTGGCCGCCGCCAACATGCCGGACTATCGGGTGATCCGGGGGTCCACCCCCGACACCGGCTACGCGCTGACCTCCGGCGTCCCGCGCGACCTGTGGGAGGCGTGGCTGTCCCAGAACAAGACCAGCCCGCTGGTCGCGAATCGGCACGTGTACGCGTCCAGCACGGAGTCCCGCGCCGCGGACGAGGCGAGGGAGTACAAGGACATCCGATCGGGACTGCAGGGCCTCAACCAGGCCGGCGACTACCGCGTGCCCAACGGGAGATCGATCAGGAAGTACAGCCCGTCCGACAATCGGATTACTCCCGAGCAGGCCGAGCTGCCGCCGACCGAGTGAGGACCCACATGCGAGTCGACGAGTTTCCCTTCCCCTGGTTCACGATGGAGGCCGTGCGCCGCGCGGCGGCGCGGGGCATCGAGCTGTCCGCTACCCCACTTAACGTTGTCTCCCGCGCGACCCCGCGAGGGCACTACCTCAACTTGTGGGCCGGTGCCGACGGGCCAGGGGCGCAGATCTTGGCGGTCGACGCCTACGCCGCTCGGCCCGGAGCCTACGACGACGTCCTGCCGGGATTCGTCAGGACTGCCGTCGAGCTTCTCGACGTCCCGGGTCACCGGGAGGACGTCGGGCGATTTGTCGGCGTGAACTACCGGTTCGACGAGGAGCTATTCGAGCGCGCCGCCCACGCCGCGCTGGCTCACCCGACCGAGTGAGATGCAGACCCCCACGATCCCGGTCGTCTTCAACTATCTCGACTGGGTCGCGATGTTTCCCGAGCTGGGCGGGGTCAACCAGGCAGCGGCGACCAACTACTTCAACTTGGCCACCATGTTCGTGCAGAACACGTCCGGCTGCCTCGTCCAGGATCCAGTCAGGCTGACTAATCTCCTGTACCTGGCCACCGCCCACGTCGTCTTTCTCCTCTCGCAGAGGACCAACGGCGTCCCGACGACCGGGGGCATCGATCCGCCGCCTCCCATCGTCGGTCGCATCACCACCGCGACCGAGGGCAGCGTGTCCGTGGCAACCGAGCTGCCGAACCAGCCGGTCAACGCGGCGTGGTGGCAGCAGACCACGTACGGGGCGATGGTGTGGATGATGCTGGCTCCGTCGCGCACGATGAGGTACGTCGGGAGCGCCCGGCGCCGGATCTACAACCCGCCCGTGTGGAGCCGAGGTGTCGGCCCCGGCTTCTGGTAGGAGATGATAAAAAATGGCTCTCACCTTCTTCGTCCCTGGCGTCGGCGACATAACGCTGGTACCGACCTGGCCCAACGCCGGCGCTCCTACCAACAACGTCACGTTCCTCGGCGTCGCCAAGGTTGGTGACTTGCTGTCGGACACGACAAACGCCCAGCTGTACGTGTGCTCCGTCTCGACCGCGACTGCGATCACGTGGGTGCAGTACACGAGGCCGTAGCGAAGTATGGCGATGGCGCTCCCCGTGGAGATCAGGACCGCCGGAGACGTCCGCGCCGCGGCGGAGGGCCGCAGCGGCCTGATGGACGTGTGGCAGGACGGCGTCGGAAGGCGGCTGTTCTTCCTCGGGGAAGGCTGCTACGAGGTCGCCGACGCCTCTGGTCCCATCGACTCCGGCGCCATGGTCTACACCGTGGAGGCGCTGGTCATGAGCGTCGCGCGGCTCCCCGACGACGCCCAGATCAGGATATCCCTCAATTCGAGGGGGGTCGCGCTCCTCGCCGTCGGGCCGTCCGGCGCGGGCGCCGACTTCTCACTCAACGTGGTCCCTCGGTGATCCTCCGCGCCTCGATCCTCGCCGCGCTCGCGCTCGCGGCGGTCGGCCTCGTGCTGGTTCTGATGGTCGACGCGCAGCTCGACGAGGCCATTCGGATCGACATCACGTGACCGTAGTCTTCAGCAACATCTCGGCGACGCCGACGCCGTTCGTCCTGCCACCTGGACTCTACGATATTGACGTCCGCGCGACGTCCTACGGAACGGCGGTGACGCTGCAGAAGCTGTTGCCGAATGGGACTACGTACGTGAACGCCCTGACGAACTTCGCGGCCGACGGCCTGACTACGGGGGTGTACATGGCCGGTACCTACCAGTTGCTCATCACGGGGGCGAGCGGCGTCTATCTCACCATCGCAACGATAATCCAGTACTGATAATGGCAACTAGGGTTCTGGAGGGCGGTGACGAGCTGCGCGCCGCCCTGTCTCGCATCTCGCGCGGGGTCAGGCGCGGCGGCTCGCTCAAGGTCGGCTTCCTCGCGGGTGCCACGTACCCGGACGGCAAGCCCGTGGCCATGATCGCGGCCATCCACAACTGGGGGGCGCCGGCCCGGAACATTCCACCGCGCCCGTTCTTCACCAACATGATCGTCAAGTACGGCCCGGGATGGCCTCAGCTGATTCGGGACCAGCTCCGCGCGACGAACTACGACGCGCGCGAGACCATGAACCGAGTCGGCGCGGTGCTCGTGGGCCAGCTCAAGCAGTCCATCCGGGATACCAACGAGCCACCGCTGGCGCCGGCTACGATCCGGCGCAAGGGCTTCGACAAGCCGCTGATCGACAGGGCGATCATGATCAACTCGGCCGCGCACGAGTACGAGGAGCGATGATCTAAATACCGGAGGAGGGGGCCCCGCGATGTCCATCGTCGATTCGTTCCGCGACATGCCAGACTTCAAGGCGAAGGAGAGGCCCAGCCTGTCGCTGGACCGGGTCTCGGTGCGGCACGAGATCAACGCGCTGATCAGGGACAAGCTCGCCGACCCGTACCCCGACATGCTGCATCCCGGGCTCGACCGCATACTGCCCGGAACCACGGCCGAGACGTGAACCTCCACAGCATCGTCGCGCCCGTCATCGGGGCGATCAATCCAAACCAGACCGTTACTCTGATGCAGAGTACGGGCTTCGCTACCAACGCCGACTTCTCCCGCACCCCGACCTACTCTGCGATCTCGATGGGCGCCCAGGTGCAGGGCCTGAGCTCGGACAACATTCGCCTGCTCAACGGCCTGGGCATCCAGGGCGTCCGCCGCAAGGCGTACCTGTGGGGGGCGTGGACCGGCATGGTGCGCGGCCTGCAGAAGGGCAACGACCTGGTGGTCTTCCCCGACGGCAGCATGTGGAAGGTCGCCTACGTGTTCGAGGACTACGGGCACGGCGTGTCCGGGACCTCCGGATGGTGCAGCGTCGCGCTCGTGCTGCAGAACCCGACGAGCGAGGGCGCTCCGATCTCGCTCGACTGCTGAAGTCTTTTTTTGAACTGAGGAAAAGAGGAGTCCCGAGAGATGCAGATCGGCGTGATGATCACCGATGGCGGGCCGCACCCGCCGGAGAAGTGGGGCGCCGTCAGCGGGCAGCGCGTGATCGACATCCTGTGCGCGGGCCCGGATCCCTCCGGCCCGCCGCTGACCAACGAGCAGATCGCCAGCGTGTTGAGCAACGTGTCGCCTCAGCAGGCCGCGCGCAACATGTCGCCCCAGCAGGTCGCCGTCCAGATGCGCGACCTGCAGGCGGCCGTCACGACGTGCCTGACCCAGGCCCACGCGGAGATGCAGGCGGGCGAGCGCACCGCGCTGGTGGACCATGGGTCGGACAGGCTCCTCGCGCCGATGGATCACCTCGACGCCGTCCTCGAAGGGGCGATGCAGGACATCCTGGACGCCGCGCGCAAGACGGCGTTCGCCTTCCACTTCGCGCGGCCGGACGTCCAGCAGGTCCTGCGGGATCACCTCTACGCCGACCTGCACACCATCGGCCACGAGGAGCGCTCGTGGCACGCGAACGAGCACCCCGACCGGGCGGACTGGGCCCCGCCGCCGTCCAAGACGCTGGATCACCCGGCGGCCGTCGCATTCCGCGCGGTGGAGAGGGACGGCCACGGTCTGCTTCACCTGCCCGACGATGAGTTGGAGGTCCACGGCGGTCGCGAGACGCTGGTCAAGATCGTCGGTCACTCGATACCGCGACCGGCGCAAGTAGCAGGAGAACAGCCGTGAATCTACGCGTCGACGACATCCTCGGCGAGGGCCTCCTCGCCCACCAGGACCTGCGCTGGCTTCCGCTGCTGTACGACCTGGGCTCGTGCGAACCAGCGCTGGCGCTCAAGTACCAGCTCCTGGCTACCACCTCGATCTGCAACAGCTGCAAGGTCGAGCTCATGCAGGCGGCGCACTGCATGCAGATCACCTACACGCCGGCCGCATCCGCGGGCGCCAGCGGCGCGTTCACGTTGACCGGCCTGACCTCCACGGCCGGCATAGCGACCGGAATGCTGGTAACCGGTACCAACGTCGGCACTGCCCCGAACTACGTGACGTCGATCGACTCGGCCTCGGCGGTGCACGTCTCTGTGGCGAACGCCGGTACCGTTACCTCTGGCACGGTCGTCTTTACCGGAGACAGCTTCAAGATATCGCTGATCAAGGTCTCCCCGACCGGCACCTACAACAACACGCTGTCGAATGCCGGCACGCCGAATAACTCCACCGGCGGCACGCCGTCGGCGACCAACATCGGAACCGACGAGGTCGCGGCCAGCGGAACCTACGCAGCCGGCGGCATGGCGCTCACCAACGTCAGCCCGATCCTGTCGACCAACACGGCGTGCGGCAGCTTCTCCAACGTGTCGATCACCGGCGCCACGATCTCGACCGTCTCGGCCGTCATCTACAACACGACCACGCGCCTGGGCGCCTCGACCTTCTCCCTCTCGGCCAACCGAACGATCTCGAACCACGACTTCGGCGGCACGCAGACGGTGACCTCGGGGACCATGACCCTGACGATGCCCACGCAGGCGGCCGGCACGTCGCTGCTCCAGATCGCCTGA